GCAAACTTCGCCACCGCTGGTCAGGATAAACTGAATTACTACGATGAAACGATTATTCCCGAGTGTGACATTATTGCCGATTCGTTGAATGACCAGTTATTTGCCCCACTAGGTCTGCAATTCGAGTTTTTGCCCGAAACGATGGACATCTACCAGGAGGATGAGCAGCAGCGTGCCCAGTCCTATTCGCAGTACGTCGGAGCCGGGATGAAGCCCAGCATCGCCGCCGAGATTTTAGGCGTTGAATTGCCGGCTGGCATCGAGTACGCCGACCTCGACGAGGAGCCAGAGCCGGCGCCGCAACCCATACCGCCACAGTTGCCACCGGTTCCAGACCAACAGCCGCCTCCACAGCCTGACCCCGAACAGGTCGCAGAGAAGCGGGCCACTTACCTGGACAAATGGCGGCGCATGGTATTGAATCGCCACGACAAGAGCAAGTCCCTGCTGCACGAATTTGACGCTGAAGGCTGGTTGTCGCCACTGGAAATCGCCTTCGTGCGCAGCCGCTTGACCACGGCCACAACACGAGCGGATATCGAAGCCGCTTTCAAACCAGAGGAGGGCGGGGCCGGCCAGGGTTTTTTTACGCTGCCGCAGTGCTGGGCTGGGAGAAATACCCCTAGCCCACAGGAAAGTATCGCGGCGTGGAAGGCAATATTGCTTCAACTGGACCCATCAGATGATGAGGCCGAGTACAACTTGAAGTTGACGCAAGAACAACGTAATGCGCGGCAATTGCAAAAAGCATTTCGTAATATGCAGGAAACGTGGTTTCCAACAGGTGGTACAGAGATAGACCCGAACGAAGTTGCCGCCAGGATTCAGCGGGAATACCGGGCAAATCAACAGCTTAGAGATGCCGTTAACCGGGCATTACTAGAAAGTGTAGACCTGGGCGTTAACTTGTCCATTAGACACATGGAATCCGTTGGCATGGGGTTTGATTGGTCTTTAGTGTTAGCCGAAGGGCGCGACTGGGCTGCTCAATATGCTGGTGAGTTAATAACTCAGATTGATGAAACTACCCGCAAGCAAGTACAGCAGGCTGTAGCTAGGTGGTTTACGAATGGGGAAGATTTGGCCTGGCTTATCAGCGATTTGGAACCAACGCTTGGGCGTAGACGTGCCGAAATGATTGCTGCGACGGAAACGACAAAAGCGGCGACGGAGGGAGCATTGATAGGCTATCGCCGTTCAGGGGTAGTGTCTTTTGTAGAATTTAGAAATGCTGCCGATGAACGAGTTTGCCCTATCTGCGGCCCTCTTGGTGGTCAGCGAGTAGACCTGGAAAGAGGACACCCTGACAGAGGATACCCGCCATTTCATGTTCGCTGTCGTTGCTGGGTGGCACCTGTAATTGACACGCCGTAATGATTTGCCGTTTGCACCAGTCTGGTTTTTGGCGAATGTCCTGTTCTGATAGACGCAAAATTTCATAGCCTCGCATTTGGAGATATTCGTTTTTGCGCTTATCTCTTGCGATGACTTTGGGGAACGAGTGCCAATATTCCCCGTCAGTTTCGATGACAAGAGGTATGGAGTCAACAACAAAATCGCAGGTAAATGAGCCGACCTTGCACTGTTCACGGAAGTTAATCTGATATTTAGTTAGCCAATCATGAACAGCTATTTCGATGTAGGTGCGTTTTTTAAGTTTGTAGGCACAATGATGAGAACAGCAGGTTTGAAGTCCTTTGTTATTGACCACAGTGAATTGTTCTTTACATACCGGACAAGTCTTCGTGGTTCTGCCGTCTTGGTGGGCGCATTGTGTAGAACAATACTTTGCATTTGGTCGGCTAGAGTTGACCTCGAATACTTTTCCGCAAGTGACGCAATGCACTTCTCGCCGTTTACGGTGTCCTTTTGCACGGCATTCAGGAGAGCAGTATTTGGAGTCGTAGTATATGAGATACGTAAAGTCTTGGCCGCAGTATGCGCATTCTTTGGTTTTTATTGCTTGCTGTCGAAGATGAGCATCTCTACATTGTCTACCGCAAAATTCCTGATTGTCGCTTGGGTAAACGTGAAAAATCTCTCCGCATCCTGGGCACAAACATTCTTTTTTGTTTGCTGGTCTCCCCCCATGTGGTTTATTGGGCGAATGTCCACGCGAGGGTGGTATAGAATCCTTGCCATGACATTTGTGAGAACAGTACTTGGCTTCTGGTCTATCATTAGTGAAGTTCTGATTGCAGTACGCGCACCGGCGCGTGTAGAGCGTTACCTTGCGGTTAGAATGGTAACACTTCATAGAGCAGTACATGCGATCTGCTTTTGCCGGGATAACCGAAAAGTCTTTGCCGCATTTCTTGCATTGTTTTGGGATTTTCACAATAAAAAACCTCTTACCGGCTATAGTTGGCTCGCTTGCTGAGGGCGTTAACCAATAGCCAATAAGAGGCGGACAAAGCATATCAGACTTTGAGCCAACTACCAACAACGTTAACGCACCTCAGCACGAATGATTGTACCACAGGTGTACGGAATAGACAATTTCAGCCGAGGTTATTTGATGGTTCAAATTAAAATCAATGGTATGAAACAAATGCTCGATAAGCTCGGCAGCATCGACGCCATTAAAGCCCTGGAGCCGGCCATGCAGCGTGCTGTGTTGCGTCTAGAAGGGCGGATGAAGGTGTATCCGCCGACTCGACCAGGTCAGCGCTATGTCAGAACCGGCACGCTGGGCAAGCGGTGGACGAACAAATTGGAGCATGTGACAGGGGGATTGCGGGGAAAAATCGGGAACAATACAGTATACGGCCCATTTGTCCAGTCGTCACAGTTTCAGCGGCCATTTTTTCGCAACCGTTGGCAGACCGACCAGCAGGTGCTGGACGAAGAGAGGGGTGCTATCATTCAAGATTTTGAACGAGCGATAGCGGCGGCGCTATGACCAAATATAAGGATTTTTGGCGAGACCCATTGCCATGACCCATCCAAGTCCCGTCCGCCAGCACATAGCCGACTTTACGCCGGTGCGCCTGCGAAAGCTGATGTTGCGGTTGGCACAACTCGCGCCCGGGATGATCTATATGATCGCCCTGACGGTGACTGATGAGCAGAGTGAGCCGGAGTGGTCGGTGTTGGCGTCGGGAAGAATCGAAAACACTTGCAATGCAAAACGAAGTGTGGTAGGATAGTTGCATGATTAATGTTTTAGCGCCGCAAATGGTTGCCCAGATGCGCCGGGTAGCTAAAAGCATCCGTCTGCACATGGTCGTATTGGGAACTCCGACAGACGGATACACCGATGAGGAAATTTTGAACGCTTCTGTGTCGCTGCACGCGGCGGCGCACGCTATGGGAGTATCAATATCAGAAGCAACTGAAGCCGTGGTAAAATTAGGGCTAGTCCTACTGCCTTCGTCAGAGGCAGAGGCGGACATGAAAAGGTTGCAGTAGGGGAATAACCAAATAACCGGCCCGGCTACCATACCGGGTAACGACAGCTAGAAACAGCCAACGGCACTAGGGGTCAATCTCTCAGAGATGAGGGGTTGACCCCTTTTTTATTTGCTTTTCAACCTATGTCAAAAAAAATCACAGTAAAAGCCGACCTATCCCTCGGCCAGCGAATGGACATGGTCAACGAAGCCGTCTGGCGAGCCACTGAGACGCCTATGATGGACATGCCTTCCAGTGGCTATGCCGTGGCGATCTTTGACGACTATGTAATCCTGTGCTACGACGATAAGTTCTGGCAAGTGAGCTACACCATTGTCGAAGACAAGGTAGAGATTGCTGCTCAGGCCACCTGGCAGGAAGTCGAACAACACTGGGTAGCAGTGAAGATGGGGCTGGCGGCAGAGACGCAACATTTTGCGCCTGTTCAGCCGGCCACGCCTGGCAAGAAAGCTGCCGATACCCTCGTGCTCTTTGGCGGGGAAATCAAGGCCCTGGGCAACGGCAAAGTGGGCGGCTACTTGGTGCGCTTCACTGATGCCGAACATCCAGATTTAGAAGGTGATTTCTTTACGGTTGAAAGTGACCTAGATATTCACTCCGGTGATGCGGTAACACTTTACTACAACCACGGTTTTGACCCCGTACTCAAAAATCGCAAATTAGGCAAAGGTTCGGTTGACATCCGGAAAGCAGGTGTCTGGGTCGAAGCTCAGCTTCAAATGCGGGATGAGTACGAGAAAGCCATCTATGCGATGGCTGAAAAAGGCAAGCTCGGCTGGTCATCCGGCACACTGGGTTATCTGGTGGAACGGGAGCCGGACGGCAAGGCCATGTGGGTGAAGTCCTGGCCCTTGGGCAAGGACGCCTCACTCACCCCGACCCCAGCGGCGGGGCCAATCCTTACCGCAGTACAACCGATGAAATCATGGGCCGAGGCCACACAGAGCCTACAGGCGCCTATGCAACAGGCAGCGGGTGACGCTGCGACGCACAGCGCAACGGCGAAGGTGGAGAAGGCTGTTGATGATACCAAGAGACGGTTACTCTTGGAGTTAGAACACTTGGTATTAGAAAGATGAAGCAGGCGTACAAAGCGATCTCTGGTGAGTTGGTTTATCACCTTCGCCAAATCGAGAAAGAAGCGCTTGCCGGCGATGAGGCTGCTCAGAAATGGCTCATGGATGCCTATCCGAGCTACATCAACTTTTTTCATGAACACTGGCCTAAGCCTCAGTCAGTGTGGGAGACTAATATGACACTAGAGCAACTGATCGAGGCTGCCCGCAAAGCAATCCAGGATGGCGACCTCGACAAAGCAGAGAAGTTGACCGCACAGGCAAAGGCCATGAAAACGCTGGACGGCCTTGCACCTGTGGAGAATGATGAACTGAAGACGCTGCGTGCAACGGTCGTTGAGTTGCAGGCATTCAAGGCCAAAATCGAAGCGGAACCGGCCACTAGCAAGGCCGGTCACGTCGTTGTCACTGAGGACGAGACCGACAAGAAAGCGACACAACTTTGGCCGACGCTTGGCGAGCAACTCAAGGCGATCTACGTGGCCGCCACGCAGCCGCACCGCACAGATGACCGGCTCAAGGCACAGAAAGCCATTGCGGGCGCCAGCGAAGGCGTGCCCTCTGACGGCGGGTTCCTGGTGCAGCCGAACTTCGCCGCTGGAATATTTCAGATTGCCCACGACAGCGGGCAGATCATGCAGCGCACCCGCCAGATTCCTATCGGCCCCGGCGCCAATGGTCTCACTATGAATGCTGTGGATGAAACCAGTCGGGCCACCGGCAGCCGGTGGGGTGGCGTGCAAGCGTACTGGGCCGCCGAAGGCGAAGCTGGAACGGCCACTAAGCCAAAGTTCCGCCAGATGGAACTGAAGCTCAACAAGCTCATTGCCCTATTTTACGCAACCGATGAGCTGCTCGCTGATGCAACCGCCCTGGGTGCTGTGGCACAACAGGCGGTTAGTGAGGAGATCATTTGGACGGCAGAGAATGCGGTCTTCCGTGGTACCGGAGCCGGTCAGCCGGCAGGTATCCTCAATGCCAACTGTCTGGTCACTATCACCAAGGAGACCGGGCAAGCCGCGGCCACTCTCGTGGTCAACAATTTCTTCAAAATGTACGCCCGCATGTGGAGCCGCAGCCGCGCCAGCGCGGTTTGGTTCTACAACCAGGACATTGAACCCCAATTGCTTGGTATGGATTTCCCGGTTGGCACTGGCGGCGTTCCGGCTTATCTGCCACCTGGCGGGTTGAGCCAGTCCCCCTTTGGCACCCTGTTGGGTCGCCCGATGATCCCCATCGAGTACGCCAGCACGTTGGGCACCGTGGGCGACATCACTCTGGCTGATTTTAGCCAGTACATTACCATCAACAAGGGCGGCGTACAGGCGGCGGAATCGATGCATGTGCAGTTCCTCACCGACCAAATGACGTTCCGCTGGACGTATCGCCTCGACGGTCAACCGGCCTGGCGCAGCGCCTTGACGCCCGCAAACGGTAGCGCGAGCCAATCGCCCTTTGTCGTGCTCGCCACGCGGGCATAAGGAGACAATCATGACTCGCAAACTTTCTGATGAACTCGTTGTCAGCCTGCCATTCACCGAGGCCGACATTGGCGGCACCAACAGCGCCGGTAGCAGCGACGCTGTTCACTGGGTAGACATGGCCGGCTACAACTCGTTCTTGTGCTTGGTCGAAATCGGCACTTGGGATGCCGGAGACGACTTGGACACCTGCAAGCTTGAGCAGGCAACTTCCAGTGCGGGGGCGGGCAAGAAAGACTTGACCACTTCCAGCGCTACAGGCAACTATGACACCGATGCGCCCGTGGACGCCGATGGCGATCAGGTCATTCTGGAAGTGCAAGCCGATGATTTTGACGTGGACAATGGCTTCCATTTTGTCCGTGTTTACCTGGCCGAAACCGGCAACACCGGTGTGGACAATGTGAGCGCCGTGTATCTGCGCGCTGACGCCCGCGACGCCTACACCAATCTGCTGGTGGCGCCGGTTGCGGGTAGCAAGATTTACGTGAGCGTGAATACCTAGACACATAGGCGGGGGCTGGTGAATCCAGCCCCATAACCCTACTGGGAGATGATTTATGAGCAACACCAAAACGCCGTTGTTTGTCCGCAAACAATCGGGCGGCATGTTCGCCGTGGTTGATGAGACGCAAACCACGGGGAACATTTACTTCGTCAACAGCGCTACCGGTACAGATAGTGCAGGCGCCGGTCGCAATCCCGATGCACCGTTCGACACGCTCGACTACGCCATTGGGCAATGTACGGCTGCTCAGGGCGACAGAATCTATGTCATGCCCGGTCATGCGGAAAGCCTGACTGCGGCTGCGGCCATCGCCTGCGACGTGGCGGGCATCAGCATTCTTGGCTTGGGTGTGGGTGATAACCGTCCGATTTTCACCTTCGTCTCGACTGATAATTCTGCCACCTGGACAGTCTCGGCGGACGACGTGCGCATCAGCAATATCGTTGCCATCTGCAACGACGATGCGCTGACCAATGCTTTCGTGGTGACCGGAGACGGTTTCGACCTGGACATCGAATTCCAAGACACCTCGGCGGCGATTGAGACTGCTACCGCCGTGCGCCTCGACACCGCCAACAATGGCAAGTTGAAACTCAAATACTTGGGTTTCACCGCTGGCAATGCTGTAGTGAGCGCCGTTCGCCTTGATGACTGCGACAATGTGTCAATCGTCATCGATGCCTACGGTGTTGTGTCCACCGCCTGGGTGGAAATGGTAGACGTGGCCTCGACCAACGTTTCGGTGAAGGCTCGCCTTTATACGCAGGGCATTACGAACTTCACCCGCGATGTGGTGGATACAGTTGGCACTTCCACCTGGGACGCACAGGTCTTTGACGCCTCAGCCGGGTTTGCCGTGAGTGGTGGGTCTGGTGCGGCGCTGGCGAGCGATGACGTAACCGCATTGGCTACCGCCATTTCGGTCATCGATGAGTTTCACGACGTGCCGGCCGCCAACAATGTTCTGAATGCTCAGATTAACGAGGTCATTGGCAACAAAACCGACGCTGCGGCCGCTGGCGCTGTCACTGCAACCGATACGTTGGTTGCTTACACCAAGCAGCTTATCAATGTCGGCTTGACGGTCGAACAGACCATCGTCAAGGTCCAAACCACTCCCTCTGGTGGCGCAGACGCATTGTTCACTATCACGGGCGGGCCAATTTTCGTCAAGAAAATCGTTGGGATCGTGACCACAGTTTTGGCTAATGCATCCAATGGCACATTGCGGGCAACCGTTACAACCCCGGCCGGCACCGTGAACTTGAGCACCACGGTCGCTATCGACAACGATGCGGCCGGCACTAGTTACCGCTTTGTCGGCGCAACCGGCGTTTTGACGCCCACCACGGTCGGCGCCGTGATTATCGACCCTGTGACCGTGGCTGATTGCGAATTCTTGGTGCCCATTGGCAACATCAATTTCTTGACCAGTGGTGCCATGACCGGCGTGATTACCTGGTTTATGAGCTACATCCCGTTATCTCCGCTCTCAATCGTGGTGGCTGCATAGGGCGGTGACGTATGAAAAGTGGACGTGGGATTGAGCTTTCGCAGGGTGAGCTGATCACCCTGGCGGCCAGCGCAGCCCGCACGGTCAGCGCCAGTGGAACGGGCGTGTTCATCGGCGGCGAACGCAAGCGCTTTATCATCGTCAATGCGATCACCGCCAGCGCCACCGCAGCGGGGGATACATTGGACGCTTATGTTGACTGGAGCCTGGACGACGTGACTTATTACAATGCCTGCCACTTCACGCAACAAGCAGGAAACGGCGCGGCTCGGACAGAGTTTGCCGTGTTGGATGCAGCGGCGCCGGGTACGGCCGTCGTCAACGTCACGAGCGATGCGGCTGCGGCTGCGGTGAGACCGACGTTGTTCGGCGCCTACTTGAGAGCTAGATGGGTGCTTGTTGACGGCGGCGGTGGAGATACCAGTCACACATTTAGCGTTCTGGCTTATGCGATTTGAGGGTGGCGTTTGATGGCGATCCTAACGACAGCCGACTTGAAGGTCTACCTGGGCATTACCAACAGCGATGACGATACCCTGATCGGCACGCTCATCACCGCCGCCCAGAAGGTTATCGAGACCTACACACAGCGTGATTTCGAGGTGGCCGCTGACACAACCAGGTACTTCACGCCCGGCCATGACACCTGTAACGGCGTGCTTCGCCTGGACGAAGACTTGGCTCAGGCGCCGACTACCATCACAAATGGCGATGGTATCGTGGTCACGGCGGCGCAATACGCACTCGTGCCACGTAACCGGGCGCCGTATAACCAAATTCGTCTGCTGTCGTCCACGGGGCTTTTCTGGACATACACGAATGACCCAGAGGACGCCATTTCAATTATCGGGCGCTGGGGCTGGTCAGTATTGCCACCGGACGACATCGTACAGGCGGCCAGGCGAACGGCGGGCTGGCTTTATCGATCTAAAGATGGACAGGCATACGACAGCACAGCCTTCGGCGAACTGGGTGTCATCCGCATCAAGCACAAGATTCCGGAGGACATCACGGCTATGCTCGATCCCTACCGGAGACTGTCGTGACCATCTCTGCCACCATCGATGCGTTGCAAAAGTTGCACCGGACGATCACCGGTGTAAAAACGGCGCCGGCGAAGTTTCCAGGTTCAATCAATACCGCCGACCTACCCCTGGTCATCACCTGGCCGGAGCGGGCAACGACGAAGTTTCAGACCGCCAGGGGCATCGTCATCCGCAGCGAACGCATGTACAGCGTGCGGGTGTTCGTTGAGGCGGTAGGCCAGAATGATTACGACACGCCGGCCAGGGACGGTATCACGCTGTTGCAGCGCTTCCTGGAAACCTACATGCGAGAGTCGGACATACAGGAGAGTTATCCCAAAATTATTGGGGTCTCGGATAGTGGACTGATGGCGGGCGGCAACATGGTGGCGGCGGCCAGTTTAGTCTACGCCGGCAATTTCTACAAGGGGTTCGTCTGCGAACTGACGGTACTTGAGTTACTGACGACCTGAACAGGAGTTCATCTATGGGAAAATACCTAGTAATGTGCCAAATCGGGGGCGCTGGCGACCCGGTGATTTACCGACGTGGTGCTGTCATCAATGTGCCCGGCGACATGGACACGTTCAGCGCCGAACTTCACGCCCACGCCGGCAACCTGCGCCCTGTGGACGGCACGCCGGAGCCAACGGTTGTGGCGGAGGCGCCTGTCATTCACGAGCCGGCGCTGGTTGAGGAAGTGCTTACAGAGCCACTGCCCGCCACTTTGGTTAAGCCGAGTAAGCGAAAGGATGCCGACTAATGGCGACCCTCTCCGTTTTTACATCACTCGTGGCCGGCGTGGCCGTCACACAGACCGCAGCTACGGCGGCTGGTGACAAGTTCACCAACACCGGTAACGAAGTCATCCTTGTTACAAATGGTGGTGTTGGATCGACAGTTGTGACGCTCGATGCCAAAGCGACGCCCATTGGTCTGACTCTCACAGACCCAACCGTGACTGTGGCAAACGGTGCTGTGAAGGTCATTGGGCCGTTCAATACCGACATATTCAATGACACGTCAGGATTTATGAATCTGACTTATAGCGTCGATACCAGCGTAACCGTAGCTGTCATGAAAGTGAGTCCACAATAATGGCAACATTAACCGTGCTTGTCCCAACCGGCCTCGCCTTCACCGACCTTGCCCCGGCCTCGTGCGCAGCGGGCGG